ATGGGAAAGCGGGGGCCTAAACCCAAGCTGGCGAGTCTTCAGCGGCTCGAAGGAAACCCTTCGAAGCGTCCAATCATCGATCTCGGGATCGAGGCTACGGGGGAGGTTCTCGCTCCTGCCCACCTGCACGATGATGCGCAGAGTTGCATTGAGATGATACGGCGCTCGATGCCAGCGAAGACCTACGCCACTGTCGACACATTTGCCCTTTCCGCCTTCGCCACGGCCTGGGCCTGGCACAAGAGGGCGGCCCACGAGATGAACGCCCCCGATTTCGACCCTGTTGTCGATGGATCAAAGGGGCAGAAACAACCCAACCCATGGTTTCGCATACTGAAGGCCATGTCCGAGGAAATGCGGTCGTGGGGCGACCGCCTCGGGCTGGATCCAAAGGCAAGGGCCGCTCTCAAGCTCCCAGACGAAAAGCCGAGAAGCAAGTTCGACGGCCTGATCGGGCAGCAAGGGTCATCGCGTTCATTGAATGCTTGATCGTCCCGAGCGGCGAAGGGCAGGGTGGGCCGTTTATCCTCAGGGAATGGCAGAAGAGGTTCATTCGGGACATCTACGAGCCTCATGATCGGGCGACCGAGCGGCGTCTCGTGCGGCGAGCCATCCTCTCAATCGCTCGAAAGAACGGGAAGACGGCGCTCATCGCTGCTCTTGTGCTGGCTCACCTGATCGGGCCGGAGGCAATTACGAACGGAGAAATCTATTCGGCGGCGAACGACCGCGAGCAGGCCGCTCAAGTTTTCAAGATGGCTCGGCAGATCGTGGAGGCTGATCCTGAGCTGAAGGCCTTGGTGCGTGTCATCCCATCGACCAAGACGCTCGCCTGCTACTCGAATGGTTCATTTTATCGAGCCATCTCCGCCGAAGCGGGCACAAAGCACGGTTTCAACCCATCGCTTGTGATCTTCGACGAGCTGGCCCAAGCCAAGGACCGGGAACTCTATGACGTGCTCGATACGTCATTCGGCGCATGAGCGGAACCGCTCTTCGTCACTATTTCGACCCAGAGCAACGATCCGGAACACATCTTGTCGAAGCTCATCGATGATGGGCTAAACGCAAAGGATCCCACGATCGTGTGCCACCTCTATGAGGTGCCGGAAGAGCAGGAGGACATCTTCGACCCGAAGTGCTGGAAGTTGGCGAACCCGGCTCTCGGCGACTTTCGGTCTCTACCCGACCTGAAGGCCATCGCTGACAAAGCCCAGCGCATGCCGGCAGAGGAGCCGAAATTCCGCAATCTCTACCTGAACCAGCGTGTGGCGCCGGTTTCCTCCCTGATCTCGCGGGCCGAATGGATGGCCTGCATCGGGGATGCCGAGTTCGAAGACGGAGAGGAAGTCTACCTGGCACTCGATATGTCGGGGGTTATCGACCTGACCTCACTCATGATGGGTAGCGCAGGGGACCTGACCCGAATTCGACCATACTTTTGGAAGCCGGCTGATCTCCTGAAGGAACATAGCAACCGGGACTTCGGATCTGGTAATCTGCGTTATGTCGAGTGGCATGGAAGGGGTTGGCTCGATGTCTCGCCCGGTCGTTCAATCGACCCACAAGTGGTTGCGCTCAGGATTGCTGAACTGTGCCAGCGGTACAAAGTGCTTGGTCTCGCGTATGACCGCTGGCGCATCAACGATCTTCTTAGAGAGCTTGATCGGATCGGGCTCCAAGCCTTCCAGGAAGGCGAAAAAGGTGACGGCCTACGCCTCATACCGTGGGGGCAGGGCTATCGTGACATGGCGCCGGCCATCGACGCGCTTGAATTTGCGGTAATCGAACGGAAGCTCAAGCATCCCTCTAGTCCGGTGCTCAACTGGAACATGGCGAACGCAGTCGCCACGATGGATCCGGCCGGCAATCGCAAAATCGACAAGAACAAGGCTCGGTTCAGGATCGACGGTGCTGTGACGCTGGCGATGCTCTGTGGGATGAAGTCTCGCGACCGTAAGGACGAGCGAAAGCCTGAGTACCAAATGCTCGTTTTGGGCTGAGAAGGAACTACCAAATGAACAGGATGTATTCGGTCCTGACCGTTAAAGCGGTCGAGGAGGACCAGCGTATTATCCGCGGCGTAGCAACGACACCCAACCCGGATCGGGTTGGAGACATCGTGGAACCCTTGGGCGTCCAGTTCAAAAACCCCATGCCGCTCCTGCACCAACACGATCACGATAAGCCGGTCGGCACCGTCACCTTCGATAGACCCACTAAAGACGGCATCACCTTCGAAGCAAGACTGCCGATCATCGAACAGGCCGGCCCGCTCCGCGACCGCGTGGAAACCGCATGGGGCGAGATCAAAGCCGGCCTCGTCCGCGCCGTATCGATTGGCTTCCGCGCTCTGGAATACTCGTTCCTCGATGAAGGCGGCATCCGTTTCAATAAGAGCGAGGTTCTCGAGCTCTCTCTCGTCTCCGTGCCGGCGAATGCCGATGCGGTGATCTCCACCATCAAGTCGATTGACGCCCCTCTGCTCGCCGCGACCGGCAAAGAGCCCAAGGCAGATGATCGGCCTGTCCGCCCGGGCGCTGCCGGGAAAACCGTCAAATCCGTCAACTTGCGCCCGAAGGAGGGCACTGAAATGAAGACCATCGCAGAACAAATCGCGGCACTGGAGGCCTCGCGTCAGGCCAAGTCCGCCCGCATGGCTGAAGTCATGCAGAAGTCCATCGATGAAGGCCGGTCGACCGATCAGAGCGAGCAGGAAGAGTTCGACACGCTGGAAGGCGAAGTCGGCGCCATCGACGGCGACCTGAAGCGCCTCCGTGCTCTGGAGAAGGCACAGGCAGGCTCTGCTAAGCCAGTGGCTGGCCAGAAGTGGGAAGAGGGCACTGCTGCTCGCTCCGGCATTCAGGTCAAGACGGCCGAGAAGCTCGATAAGGGCATTGGCTTCGCTCGTCTGGCCAAGGTCAAGGCGATTGCGAAGCTCGACGGTGAGAGCGTCCGCACCGTGGCGAAGCAGCTGTATGGCGAGAACTCGTCCATCTATGGCCTCGTGGTCAAGGCCGCGGTTCCTGCGGGCACCGCTCAGGACGGCAACTGGGCGGCCAATCTCGTCGGTGAGGGCACCGATGTGATCGCTGACTTCGTTGAGTTCCTGCGCCCGCGCACCATCCTCGGGCGCTTCGGCCAGAATGGCGTCCCGGGCCTTCGCAACGTGCCCTTCAATGTGCCGCTCGTCGGCCAGACCGAAGGCGGCCAGGGCTACTGGGTGGGTGAAGGTAAGGCAAAGCCGCTGACCCGCTTCGCCTACGACCGCAACATCCTTGATATCTTCAAGGTTGCAAACATCGCGGTCGTCACGGAGGAGCTCCTGCGCCGGTCGAACCCTGCCGCTGAGCAGTTGCTCCGCGACAACCTGGCCGCGGCTATCGCTGCACGCCTCGACACGGACTTCATCAACCCGGCCAAGGCTGCCGTTGCAGGCGTCTCGCCCGCCTCGATCACCAACGGCCTGACACCGGTCGCTTCCTCTGGCGGGGATGCCGACGCGATCCGCGCCGATATTCGTGCGCTGATGGCAACCTTCATCGCGGCCAACAATGCCCCGACCACGGGCGTCTGGATCATGGGCTCCACGACGGCTCTCGCAGTGTCGATGATGACCAATCCGCTTGGCCAGCCTGAATTCCCGGGCCTCTCGATGGTCGGTGGCACCTTCAACGGCATGCCGGTCATCGTGTCGGATTATATCCCTGCAGGCACTGTCGTGCTGGCCAATGCGGGCGATATCTATCTGGCCGACGAAGGCGGCGTGCAGGTGGATATGTCCCGCGAGGCCTCGCTCGAGATGGCGGATAACCCGGCGCATAACTCCGACACGCCAACCGGCGCAACGTCGCTTGTGTCAATGTTCCAGACGAACTCGGTCGCGTTCCGCGTTGAGCGGTTCATCAACTGGGCACGCCGTCGTCCGTCCGCTGTCGCGATCCTGACGGGCGCGACTTGGGGTATCGCGGCTCCTGAGACCCCCTAATCGGTAGCCTGAACATCATGGCCGGTCGCGTTCCCATGCGACCGGCTTCCTCATAGGAGGCCGTCATGAAATCTCTGAGCTACATGGACCGCGCCCTTCGCGCTCAAGATCCTCGCTATGCCCGCATCCTCGGCAAGCTGGGTTATGGCCGCCGCGACATGCAGGCTAGCCAGACCCTAGACCCGGAAGAGGAACTGAAGGCCCTCCGCGAAGAGTATCAGGTCGCTGTCGGGAAGAGAGCGTACCACGGCTGGGATGCCGAGACCCTTAAAGCCAAAATCACTGCCGCGAAGGGCTAATCCATGCGCCTTTTTGGCCTCAACATCACCCGCGCCCAGGCGATGGAAGAGAAGGCGCTTGCGCCCGCCGCCCAAGGGCGCGGCGGGTGGCGCATCTTTGAGCCGTATTCCGGGGCCTGGCAGCAGAATGTCGAAGTCCGCTATGACTCCGTTCTGTCCAATCATGCTGATTTTGCCTGCAGGACGCTGATCGCCTCGGATATCTCCAAACTGCGCATCAAGCTCGTCCAGAAGGACAGCGACGGCATCTGGTCGGAGGTGACGAACCCCGCCTATTCTCCGGTGCTGCGCAAGCCGAACCATTTTCAGAACCGGATCCAATTCATGGAGAGTTGGATCCTGTCGAAGCTGCAGCGAGGGAATACGGTTGCCTTGAAGCAGCGCGACGGCCGCGGCGTCGTCAAGGCGCTGTATGTACTGGATTGGACCCTAGTCACGCCGCTAGTGGCGGACGACGGCAGCGTGTTCTACGACCTCAAGACGGATCACCTGGCGGGGCTGCCTGCCAGCGTCACGGTGCCGGCGCGTGAGGTGATCCACGATCGGTTTAACTGCTTCTTCCACCCGCTTGTCGGACTCTCGCCCATTTTCGCGGGCGGGCTCGCTGCCACGCAGGGCCTTGCCATCCAGAACGACAGCACGCTCTTTTTCCAGAACGGAGCGCAGCCGGGGGGCATCCTGACGGCACCAGGCGCGATCAGCGACGAGACGGCCAAGCGCCTTAAAGAGCACTGGGACGCCAACTATTCCGGCAAGAACTCCGGCAAGGTGGCGGTTCTGGGCGATGGCCTTAAATACGAGGCTATGAGGGCGAAGGCTGTCGACTCGCAACTCATCGAGCAGTTGAAGTGGTCCGCCGAGGTCGTCTGCTCAACCTACCATGTCCCGCCGTACAAGATCGGCGTGGGCACGATGCCGACCTACAACAACATCGAGGCGCTCAACATAGAGTATTACTCGCAGTGCCTTCAGGTGCTGATCGAAGCCGCTGAGCTCTGCCTCGATGAAGGCCTCGGCATGGGCGAGAACATCGGCACGGAGTTCGATGTCGATAACCTCCTGCGGATGGACACGACGGCTCTCGTCACCGCCGAGAAGGAAGCGGTCAGCGCCGGCATCAAGGCTCCGAACGAGGCTCGTAAGCGACTTAATCTCGGTCCGAAAGCGGGCGGCAACAGCCCCTATCTCCAACAGCAGAACTATAGCCTCGAGGCTCTTGCGAAGCGCGATGCGCAGGCGGATCCCTTTGGGGCAACAAGCCAGCGCGAAGTCTCCGAGGAATACGATGCCGCACGCCAGCAGGCGGAGGAACGGGCCTTCTTCGCAGAGGCCGCATGGTCAGTTCAGAAGGGTCTCGCGGCATGATTGACGCAAAGGCATTCGGCCAAGAGCTCGCCCAAATCGTGAAGGGCCAACTGGCGCCGCTCCTGTCTCGAATGGATGCGCTGGAGAAGCGTCTCGATAATCTGCCTGTGCCTCAGGATGGCAAAGACGCTGACCCTGAGCAGATTGTGTCCAGAGTAACGGTCAAACTGAATGCTGATCTCTCTTCAATTCGGGAGGCTCTGAGCGAGCTTGATCAAAAGCATTCCCATAACATTAAGATGATGGTCGATGAGGCTGTGGCGGCTATTCCAGTGCCTAAGGACGGCAAGAGCGTCAGTATTGAGGATGTGGCCCCCCTAATCGCCTCCGAGGTCGAGAAGTGTGTCAGCGAGCTACCCAAGCCGAAGGATGGAGAGCCTGGTAGGGATGGCACGAGCGTAGACCCTGCGGAAGTGCAGCGGATGGTCTCTGAAGCAGTCGATAAGGCTGTCGCAGCAATTCCAGCGCCGAAGGACGGTGCCGACGGCAGGGACGGCAAAGATGGTGTCGGCCTCGCAGGTGCGATCATTGACCGAACCGGCGAACTGGTCGTGACCCTTAGCAATGGCGAGACGAAGAGCCTCGGCCCCGTCGTCGGCAAGGACGGGGCACTTGGTGAGAAGGGTCTTGACGGCAAGGACGGCCGTGACGGCTTTGGCTTCGAGGATCTCGACCTTGCTGAAACCGACGAGGGCATAGCCCTGCGCTTCATGCGTAGAGATCACGTCAAGGAATTCCGCCTTCCCGTGGTGCTTGACCGGGGCGTCTACAAGGAAGGTCAGACCTACCGACCCGGAGATGGTGTCACCTGGGGCGGATCGTTCTGGATCTGCCAGCAGGAAACGACCGACAAGCCCGATAGCGGGAAGGGATTCCGTCTCGCCGTGAAAAAGGGCAGGGACGGTCGCGACGGCGTGATGAAGGAAGCAAAGGCGAATGAGCCGGTGCGCGTCGGCATGCCGGGAAAGGTGGTCTGACATGGCCCTCATCAGCAAGGATCAGGCAAAGAACCATCTACTCATCGACTATGATGACCGAGATGCAGATCTAGAGATGAAGATGCAGCAGGCCGAAGAGATTGTGATCGACTATATTAAGAGGCCTGATCACGGATGGACGGAACAGACCGTGCCGAAGACAGTTCAGGCCGCCGTCCTTCTCGTGCTCACGGCGCTGTTCGATGATCGAGATGGAACAGGTGAGGGCGACTACCTCAGGGCTAGCGGCCCGGTTGCTCGCCTTCTCAGCCGACACCGGGATCCAGCGATCGCATGATGCGGAGATCGGGGGCATAGTAGTGCCCGCCACTCGGTGCTCTATCTGCGCAGTGAGGCAAGTACTTCGAAGTGCAGGAGGTTAACGGTCCTGTGAACGAGGAGCTACTTGACTACTCGCTGAGTAGCGCCAAGCTTGCGGTGGCTAAGTCGAACATGGACCTAACCCAATGCTAAAGCTAGCTGTGACGCTTCCCCTGCTACTGGTGGGCACGGAGGCGTGGTCCCAGAGCAGACCCATAACTACAACTATGAGCTGCGCTCGTGCAGCAGGAATTGTCGCTGCTCAGGGCGCTGTTGTATTGGGCACGGGAACCTACACCTACGACAGATATGTAAGCGGCACGAACTTCTGTGCGCTGGGGGAAACTATAGAGCCAGCATGGGTGCCAACTGCTGATACGCCACAGTGCTTCGTTGGATATCAGTGCAGGCTCAGGACACAGCCTCAGAATAGGTAACGCGATAAAAGCGCCGTTTCTGACAATTTGGACGCCCCGGCTGAGGATGAATCGGAAGCCTCAACCAGGGCGCAAGCGGAGGGTAGAGCCCCGCATCTGTCCAGGCTGATACGCAACGCGCCCGGTGAGATCATTCTGACCGGACAAGGTAAACATTCGGTGTGTTGATCTGGGGCGCCCCAGCTGAAATGGGTCTCACACGATCCAGTCGGGGCGCTATGTGGCGGACGGGGCACCTACTGCGCCACAGATGAGAAGGTAGCCTGCTTTGCTCTTCACTCAACGTTCCAGAAAGCAATGGTCGCGGCCCGTATGGGTTCTCGGCACGGGGAGTAGTCCGGAAATGAAAACGCCCCGGCGGAAGGCTTTCGCAATCCTCGGCCAGGGCGTCGGCGCTTTCGGGGGGCTTCAAGCGCACGAACGGATAACACCCGGCAACCGTGGCCATATTATGGTTGTCCGAATGGCCGCTGGCATTTTGATCAGCGGCACTATGCATCTGGGTCTCTTGTGACTGACATCCTGATCATCGCGTGAACATCAGGGTTTCTGACAGGAGCAACGACGGGAGCCTTCCCGAGCGTGATCAAGGCAATGACAGTGAAGAGAATATGAAGCTTTGAAGGGGACACGAAAGCACCTGGCTACGCAAAAACAGGCGCGGGTTTTGGGCCCCAGATCCTGAATCAAACCTTTCTGCTGAAAAGAAAATTTCGGCGCCTTTTCACGGAACTTATTGCGTGCAAGTTCACCCCGAAGGGCGCCTGTCTATAGTCCCCATCCTTATCCACAAACCGCCCGCCAGAGCCACTTCAACAGGGTTAATCAATGCTTTCAGCTGGCCAGCTTAGAGACCGGATCACCTTCCAAGCCAGAGGCATCGTGGATGACAGCTATGGCAACGAGGTTTCCGGCCCTTGGGCTGATCAGTTCACGGTAGCCGCGCGCGTGACGACTTCGCCCGGCCGAGAGGCCGTCACCGCTCAGCGCTTGCAAGGCGTCAATCCTGTCGATGTCTGGGTGCGCTGGTCGTCTCAGACGGCTAACATTAAGACCGAATGGCGGGCTTTCGACGCGCGAGACCCCTCCCGGGTCTTCGCCATACTCAGTGTCACAGACCCAGAAAAGTATCGGAGGCGGTTCCGCCTCCTGTCCTGCACCCTTGGAGGGGTAAGCTAAGGCTAACTTAGGATGCCTTCTTACGAGCCAGCAGAGCGAGGGCAACACCACCCGCGAACAAGCCGCCTAATGCCCACTTGAAGGGCAGAATATCGGCCGTCTCGCTGCGGATCGGCAGAACGGCGATAGATCCTGGTCGTGTCTCGTAACCGCGTTTGCCTTGCGCCTTCGCCTCAGCGATCTGCTGAGGGGAGACTTGCCACTCAGCTCCTCGGGAATTGTCGATGTACATCCAGCCGAAGCCAAAAACGGCAGCGATGACGAGAGATGCGAGGATGCGGAGGATCATTCTGGGCCTTCTCAGTTCTTCGAGGGCGGGGAGTTAGCGCTGTAAGTCACGGCGGCAAGATGAATTCCTGCCTTACGACAAATCATCCCTCAATGGTGCTCATTTGAGCGCTCTTCCCTGGAGAAAGTGAATGCGCCACGTTCAATACACCAAGCGCTTTGACTATCGCCCCCGCGCCTCGGTCGTCATGGCCCGCGCAGCCGGCGACGAGGTGAAGATCACTGAGGCCGAATACGAGGCCGCCAACGCAGCCGGGGCCGTGGAGATCATCGATGGCGAAAGTGCAGAACAGGGAACGGCTTCTGCGGAAGCTGGCAGCGATGCCAAAAAGGGCGCGAGAGGTAATCGGGCCCGCGATTGAGCAGGGTGCGGCTGAAATCGTCGCAATGCAGAAGCGCCTCGCTCCCAAAGACAGCGGGGCTCTTGAGCGGTCGATCAAGTACGTTCGAGGCACTTACACGCCCGAAAACTCGAATGTCCGTGGTGTAGGCGGGGGCAAGGGACAGGGGTCCATAGTGGGCGACCCTGATCTCAGCTACCACATCGTCGCGGGTGACGATGTGGCTTGGTACGCCAGACTGATTGAGCACGGCACTCCGCCGCACATCAACAAGGGTATGTTCCCGGGAACGCAACACCCCGGAACGAAGCCACAGCCTTACTTCTATCCTGCATTCAGAGCCCTGCGGCGACGGGTCAAATCCCGCATCACCCGAGCCACGAAGAAAGCCGTCAAGGAGATTGCTGGTTCATGAGCGTTGAGGCAGCACTTCAGAAGGCGATCGTCGGCAGGCTCAAGGGGGATGCACTTCTGACGGCTCTTGTCTCCGGGCGCGTCTATGACCGCGTGCCGGCCGGTGCCCCGCTTCCTTATGTCCACATCCGCAGCATCCAGGTGGTGGATGACGGAGCCGAGTGCATCGACGGAGCCGAGGTCTTCATCGATCTCGATGTCTGGTCGAATGCGGTCGGCAAGGTGGAAGCCTCGCGGGCGGCCAGTGCCGTGCGCAAGGCTTTGCATGATGCCCCGCTCGCTCTCGATGAGCCCTATGCCCTGACCGAAATCGCCCACCGCGATACCAATGTCGGTGATGGGGGAGACGAACTCCTGTCGAGGGCAAGGTTAACGTTTCGGGCGCTCGTAGAAACAGTGGGATAGCTCCTGGGAGTCCTTTTGCAAGGCATTGAGACATGTCATCATGTGTAGATGGAGACAAAGCCATTTAAAGTGATTGCCTGCCGCCGATGCGAGGCTGAGTGTGAGAAGCGCAGCCTGTCTCAGATGTACTGCGATCCGTGCCGTGTGATCACGGAGCGATAGAAGAATACCGAGCGAGCGCGAATGCGCAGGCAAGGTCAAGCGAGACCAAGGAGCGCTCTGATCCAACGCCGCCGGTGCGGCTGCTCTATGGAGTCTCGCGGTGGGCGGCATCTTTACTGCGATCCGTGCCGCAAGGTTGTCTCGAATGAGTCGAACAAGGAGCTGGAGCGGAAGAAACGCCGAGCGGCTGGGGGCGCGGGCATCGGGTCGGAGCGGGAATGCAAAATCTGCGGAGGCTCCTTCGTGATGAAAAACGGGCAGCAGTTCTACTGCGAACCCTGCTCGGCCAAGAAAAAAGCTGAAGGCAAGGCAGCAATCAATGTCCGCTACCGCCGACGGCACGGAGAGCGGCTCAGGCGGAAAGAGCGGCAATGGTCGGCCGAGAATGCCGAGGTCGTCAAAGAGCGCGGGAGAAGGTGGAAAGAGCGCAATCCTGACAGCTACAAGGAAACTTATAGGCGGTATTATCTGAGCAGGAAAGACGATCCGATGTTCGCCCTTAACTATCGGATGCGGCACGGGATCTGGCGCTCTGTCAAGGAATACAAGAAGGGGCAGCCGTGGGAAGGGTTTGTTGATTACACGGTAGAGGAGTTGCGCGTCCACCTTGAGTGCCAATTCCGCCCCGGCATGGGCTGGCACAATATGGGCGAGTGGCACATCGATCATGTCATCCCGCTCAAACTTCATAAGTTTGAGAACCCCGACGATCCAGATTTCAAGGCCGCTTGGTCTTTGTCCAATCTTCGCCCGCTGTGGGCTGAAGATAACCTGCGGAAGAATGCAACGCGTCTGACGCTTCTATAATTCCGCTCACAACGAAGTTTTCAACCGCCCGCTTCCGAGCGGGCTTTTTCATGGAGAGAGCAGATGGCTCAGGCCACGACACTTTCATTCTCGGCCTTCAAGGTCATGCTTGAGACATCGACCCCAGGCACTTTTGCGGCACCTTGCGGGCTCACCGAGCGCAGCGTGACGTTCAGCAAGGAAACCAACGATACGACTAGCATTGACTGCGAAGACGAGGACTCACCTTCGTACATCGAGAGGGATGTGGTTTCGCTCTCGGTCGAGATTTCCGGCGAGGGTGTCATGGCCCGCGAGTCTCTGCCCCTGTGGCGCGAGACATTCGCAACGACCGATCCGGTCAACGTCCGTATCGAAGTAGGCGGCACGGCTGCTCAAGGCGGGGGCTATTGGCAGGGCAAGTTCCATCTCGTGAGCTTTGAGCCTGGCGCAACGCGAGGCGAGAGGGCCTCCGTGTCGATTTCCATGCAGTCGTCTGGACCGGTGGTCTGGCAGGACGCCGCCGCATGAGCCGCAACGGTTCGATTGATATGGAATGGGCGGACGGCGAGACCTACACGTTTCGCCTCGCCATCGGTCAACTGCGAGAGCTGCAGGAGACCGTCAACAAGCCCCGCGCCAAGATCGGGGCTCCTCTGATCGGCCCCGCGAGTCTCTACAACCTTCTTGTCTCCCGGGATGCCTGGATGCACGAGGTTCGTGAGGTCATGCGGCTCGGCCTGATCGGCGGCGGCATGAAGCCCATCGAGGCGGTCGATCTCGTTCGACGCTACGTCGAGGAGCGCCCTCTGGCCGAAAGCAGCGTACATGCTGCCCTGGTCCTCGGCGCGGCCCTGTTCGGCACGCCCGAAGAGGAACTTGACGAGGGAAAAGAGATGCCGGCGAGCCAGGATCAGACAGCATCCGCTTCGCCGGCTTCTTTGGGTGGGGAGCTGTCCTAGGCTGGACCCCGCGACAGATTGAGGATCTCAGCCTCTGGGAATTCCGGGCGGCTGTGAGCGAATACCGAAAAGCGCACGACCCGAAGGCAGAGAAAGCCCTCACGTCGAGCGAAGAAGATGCCCTCTGGGATTGGATGACAACCTAATGGCTACTGATGTCGAGCGACTTGTCGTTTCTATCGAGGCGAGCGCGAACAAGTTCGAAAAGGCGATGAACCGCGCTGTTGGGGTGACAAACAACTCCATGCGCTCGGTCGAGCGGCGGACAGAGCAGGCGGCCAACCGGATCACGTCCGCCTTCAGCCGCGCCGGGACGGCTGCCAAGACTGGCATCGCGGGCATCTTCGCGGGCCTGTCGATCCAGCAGGTGTCACAGTTCGCAGACAGTTTCACGAAGGTGCAGAACTCGCTCAAGACTGCGGGTCTGGAAGGCGAGAACCTGCGGCGGACCTATCAGGCGGTTTATGCCATCGCCCAGCGCCAAGGCGTCCCCCTGGAGGCTATGGCGTCTCTTTACGGGCGTGTCAGCACGGCGCAAAAGGAACTGAACGCCACGAATACCGAGGTATTGCGCCTTACCGAGGTCGTCGGCATCGCGATGCGAGCTCAGGGCGGGGATGCCCAGCAGACTTCGAGCGCCATCCTGCAGCTCTCGCAGGCTCTTGGCTCAGGAAAGGTTGAGTGGGAAGAGATCGGCTCCCTGATGGACACCGCTCGGCCGATCTTGCAGGCGGTTGCCGCTGGCATGGTCGAGACAGGCGGGTCAGTAAGCAAACTCACCTCACTCATTAAGGACGGGAAGGTTTCTTCGGAGGCCTTCTTCCGCGCTCTTCTGGCTGGAACGCCTGTCATTGAGAAGATGGCGAATGCGGCCGGGGCCACCATGGCTCAGAACCTCGCACGGTCCAACAATGCGCTAACGAACCTTGCCGGCAAGTTGGACGAGGCTTTGAAGGCATCTAACAGTGCATCAGGCGGCGTGAATAGTTTTGCCGCGAGCATCGATGGGATTGCGAATGCTGTCCCCGGTGCAATGGCGGCCCTGAACGATCTCTACAGCCGGATGACTGAGATCGGCAACTCGGATGTCTTCCGCGAACTCTATGAGGGCCTCGAGAGCATGGGCCTCGGCGGCATGAAGGGTGTCACCTCGGTTAATCGCTTCGATCAGGTCTTCGGCACCAAGACGAACGCCGGCAGTATGGCAGGCTACAAGCCGGGGGCTCGCCCTGCGGCTGCTGCGGCCCCGGCCATCACTCCAATCCGTAATTCGGACTACGCTGTCCCGGGCGACGACGAGAAAAAGAAGAAGGGGCGCAAAGAGCGCATCAACGACTATGAGCGTGAGGTGCAGGCCATTGGCGAACGCACCCGCGCCCTTGAAGTCGAGCGGCAGACCATTGGCCTGTCGGCAGGCGACACGGCAAAGGCCGAGGCCGCTTTCCGTCTCCTTGAGGCGGCGAAGGAAGCCAATGTCGCCGTCACTCCGCAACTGAGAGCCCAGATCGACAGCCTGGCGACCGCTTATGGCGAGGCCACGCAGAAGATCGAGGACGCCGAGAAGGCACAGCAGGCGGTAGCCGACGCAGCCCAAGAAGTCGGCAACATGCTCTCGGATGCTTTCACCGATGCCATTGTCGAGGGAGAGGAACTCGATCAGGTGCTGCAGAAGCTCCTCAAGAGTCTCGCTTCAAAGGGCATCGACAGCATCTTCAGCAACCTCTTCGGCGGCGCTCGCGGCAGCGGCGGCGGATTGCTCGACGGCCTGTTCAAGAGCCTCTTTGCCCCCGGTCGTGCCACGGGCGGATCGGTCAGCGCCGGCCAGCCCTACACGGTGGGCGAGAACGGGCGCGAGCTCTTCGTCCCGACCACTCCCGGCAAGATCGTCCCGAATGGGAAGCTTGGTGGCGGTAACATGCAGGTTCAGATCTTCAACAACGCAGGGGCGCAAGTGTCCACTCGGCAGACCAATGGTCCGCAGGGGCCGCGCCTTGAGGTTCAGATCGAGCAGATGCTCGGCGGCATGATCGCTGATGGACGGCTCGACAAGTCCCTCAAGGGGCGTTTTGGCGTATCTCCGATGAGGGGGCGCTGTTGGCCCTTCCTGTCTGGCCCGCAAGTGTCCCGCATGAGCCCTCATCCCGCTCTATCCCCGAGCCCTTCCGCAAGGCGCTTGAGAGCGAGATGGCGGCCGGAAATACCCGCTCCCGCCGCACGGCCACTGTCGGGATCGGCGTGGTGGAGCTCACGATCCGCATGACCACTCCGCAGTTCGAAACCTTCAAGGCCTTCGTGCGCGACACACTCAGCCACGGCACGGCGGATTTCGAGATGCCTGTCTCGGATCTGACCGACTGCACCGTGCGGCGGGTCAAGCTCCGCAACGGCGGGCAGTATCAGCCCTCCCGCGCCGGCAACCGCATCTTCGTTTCCTTCTCCCTCGACGTTTGGGATCTCTAAGTGCCGATTTCCGCAACGCAAGCTTGGGCCGAGAGGGCGGCATTGCTGCCGCCCCATTTCAGAGGACAGCAAATGTTAAAGCGTGTTTCTGACGCTCTCAGCATCCTTCGTGATGATTTGGAGAGCGGATCGCAGGCCAATAACCTCTTCACTCTCAGTCGCGCCATCGGGCGCCAAGCTCTTCGTTTCCTTAGCCAGCGCATCAATGAATCCGTCGAAGGTACGGAGTTGCGCTTCACGATCGGTAGCAAAGGCGGCAGCAACTTCGTCCGCTTTGATGATCATTGTTTGCCTGAGGGCGGAGCGTAGACCGCCCAATGCAATGATGGTCTGCTGCTGAGTCAGTGCGAATTTTAGGTCAAAATCCGTAGGCTTTCGTGCCAATCTAATCTCCATCAGTTGAGTCGCATCGCTGATGGTAACGGGCCGGGGCGACGCCGCAAGGCACCCCGGTCCAACATGTCCTAGCGCACTTAGAATTTGATCAACGCTACTCAGGTCCGTGGATCAATGCCGCTCCTTTACAGGGGGCGCGAGATTGAGAGCATGCCTCGCTTCCCCTTCGATCGTGTCAAGGATCATCTTGACCTTCTCTCTGATGACAGGGCTGATGTCATAATCCTCACCTTCCCGGCTAGGGACATGAAGCCAAAAGCTCAAGAGGGCGGTATCTAGCATTTCGCGAGTTCTGATCATGCATGCTTCAGGATCTTCGGACTGCATCTTCACATGTTCAGCGAGCAGTCTCGTCATCACGAAGCTCACACCTTGTCCAATTGCTTGGGCAAACAGCAGCATCTGCTGAAGCTCTTCTTGCCTGGTCATCATGCCCCGTCGGCTTAGTCAAGGCGGCGATGGTAATCAGGTGAAGCAGCGCCTCAACGGCTCATCAGGATAACCCGATGCCCATCAGTGCTACCCAGGCGTGGGCGGAAGCCGCTGCCTCCGCGCCCAAGGATGAGGTCATGCTCATCACGATTGAACTGATCCATCCGACCTTCGTGGAGAACGGCGCTCCTGCCCCGATCCGCGCCGTCCGCAACACCGTCGATGTCAGCTTCCGCCTGGAGGATGGCGCCCCGGTCGACGGCGGCACCATCGTCCCCTTCAAGGCCATCCCTTTCGAGATCGACTATCCCCGCATTGGCAATCTCGGCGCCGAGGCCACCATCCGGCTCGACAACGTGAACCGCGAAGCCTCCCGCTACCTGCATGAGGCCGTGAAGATGAACACGCCCATCCAGGCGATCTTCCGCGGCTATCTGGTCTCTGATCCCATGACGGTCGGGCAGGGGCCTTACAAGCTGATCCTGCGCAACGTGAAGCGCACGGCGCGGCAGCTTGAGGGGCAACTCGCCATCGCCCGTCCTCAGAACATGCGCGTGATGCGCGAGGTCTATGACATGGTTCGCTTCCCGAGCCTCCTGCAGGTGTCGTGATGGATCGTCTCGCCTTCTTTGAGAGCCTGATCGGCAAGCCCTATAAGATCGGGGAGCGCGGCCCTTCCGCCTTCGACTGCTACGGACTCGCCCGTCACATCCAGAACGAGCTTGCCGGCGTCTCCATGCCGGATGTCGCCTTTGCGGAGCCCACGACCCGGGCGCAAGCCGAGGCCATGCTCTCGCATCCCGAGCGGCAGGCCTGGGAGGAGATCCCCGAAGCCGAGGCGCGGGAGCTTGATCTCGTGCTGATGGGCAACGTCGCCAAGCGGGACTTTCATCTCGGCACCTACATCGTCCCGGCCATAACCGGCGCGGTGATCCACATCGACAAGGCTGCTGGCGTGGTCGTGGACGATCTGCCGGCGCTCCGGGCTTCCGGCTTCAACTTTTTGCGTTTCTGGCGTCGTAAATCCTGATCATGAAATCAGCCGTAAAGCATTCTCTCCTGGTCTTTGATCCGGAGCGCGACGACGTTCGTCTGCCTGAGAGCGGGCTCGTGCTCCCCATTGCCGAGCACAAGACCCGCAAGCGCAAGCCGACGATCGAGCAGCTGGTGGCAGAGACCGGCTGGCGCTTTGATCTGCAGACCGTCTGCAAGGTCAACGGCGCCTATTACAGCCGAACCGAATGGGCGACCCATCGGCTGGCCGCCAACGATAACGTCGAGTTCATCAGCCGCCCGCTCGGCGGCATGGGTGGCGGGGGTGGTTCCTCGGCCAAGAGCATCGGCGCGATTGTCGCCATGGTGGCCCTCACCGCGCTTGCTCCCTGGGCCATGGGTGCCATCGGCCTGACCGGAGCGGCGGCAAGCATCGGCTCCTCCCTGCTCATCGCGGGCGGGGCGATGGCCATCAGCCATTTCTTGAAGCCCAAGGCGGGCGGCAAGACGGCAGAGACGGAAGAGCTTTACTCCTTCGGCTTCGGGGGCAATCAGGCCCGCCCGCTGCAGCCCATCCCGGTTCTCTATGGCCGCACGCTCACTTTCCCCGATTTCGCTGCGCCGAAGTACTCGGAGTACAACGGCGACAACATGACCGAGTATGCCCTCCTGTGCTTGACGTGCGGGAAAGCGGATGTGCAAGAGCTGCGCATTGCCGACACGCGCGTCTGGACGAAGAGCGGCGGCACAAGCCCCTCTTATCCAGGCATCACGGTCAGGGTCTACGGGCCGAACGAGAAGGTGACCCTGTTCCCGGTCAACGTGGTCACGGCCTCGGAGGTCTCGGGGATTGAACTCGGGCAAGAATTCACCCCCGGCTTCACGGCCAACGCAGCCGGCACGGTGGCGCTCAAGCTCCTGCTCGATTTCGTCTTCCCGTCCGGCGTTTTCCAGACGTGGAAAGGGGAGGTGCGTTCTCATACCGTCGAACTTGTCGTCCAGGCGCGGCCGGTCAACGATGCAGGCGCCCCCATCGGGGCATGGACCGACATCTGGGACAAAGCTTACACCTACGCCAAGCAGAGCCAGATCCGCATCACGGAAGAGATCGAGATCCCCGATGGCCGGTATGAGGTCCGCGCCCGCCGCAGAGGCACGCCGATGAGCGAATGGCCACCGGACGAACGGCACGGCGGCTCCGATCAAGTGGTCTGGTCTGCCCTGCGGGCCCAGATCGACGGGCCGAACCGCTTCCCGGGTGTGACGACGATTGCCGTGAAGGCGAAGGCCTTCGAGAACTTGCAAGGCATCATGAACGGCCAGGTGGGCGTGATCGCCACCCGCATCCTCCCGGTCTGGAACGGTACGGAGTTCGTGGAGCAGGCGACACGCTCGATTGCCTGGGCGGCCCTCGACATGTGGCGCAATGCGGATTACGGCGCGGGACTCGGGCTCGAGCAGGTCGATTTCCAGTCGTTCTATGCCTATGACCAGCTTTGGGCGTCCCTCGGCCATACTTTCGATCACGTCTTCAAGGAGCCGCAGACGCTGGACGATGCGCTTGAGACCGTGCTCAAGGCGGGCCGAGCGGTGCCGGCGCCTGTGGGTGACCGTCTGACCATTGTCAGGGACGAGCCCCGCGGCATCCCGCGCATGATGTTCACCGACTATGACATCGTGCGGGACAGCCTGGAGATCAATTACGAGCTCAACGACGATGACTATGCCGATGGCATCATTGGCGAGTATCTGGACGAGACGACCTTCAAGCTGGCCGAGGTGTCTTCCGCGCCCGATGGCGTGATCCTCGCCAAGCCCGCCCGCGTGCAGCTGACCGGCGTGCAGAAGCGCTCTCAGGCGGCAGGGCTTGTCCGCTTCATGGCGGCCGAGAGCCAATACCGCCGCATCATGGTCTCATGGACGGCGCGGGCCGAAGGCCGCCTGCTCAAGCGCGGCGATCTGGTCGTGCTGTCCTGCGAGCAGCCGGAGACCTGGGGCCAGTCGGCCGAGGTCGCCAGCTACAACGACGCCGCCCGCGCCATCACCTTCGACCATGATCTCGTTTGGGATCCGAACGCGCTCAACCATTATGTCGAGGTGCGGCGCCGGGACGGGCAGCCTTGGGGGCCGGTGCGCGTCACCCGCGGCACGTCCGACCGGATTGCCATCGTCAACGCGGCCGACATGGCCACGGAGACCACGCGGCAGGGCATGACCCTTGCGGATGCGCTCGCCCGCTCGGATCTGGCCGACCTTCCGACCGCCGACTTCTCGCCTGCGGAGCCGCGGGCCTTCCGGGTGCTCATCACCGAGGGCGTGCCTGACACGGACGGCGAGCACATCACCCTGACCGGCGTGCTGGACGATCCCATCGTCTACAATGTGACCGAGACCGGCGTCACGCCTCTCCCGACGACACCCGACATCTTCTCGCCATCGATCCCGGTGGTGACGACACTTGCCGGGACCGTATACCAGCGCGGGATGCAACTGGTCCTGCAGGCGGGCTGGCAGCCAGCTAAGGGCGCCATCCGCTACATTGCCGATGTATCCTATGACAACCAAGCGACATGGGTCCGCGCCTATGAAGGCGACAACACGACCTTTGAGGCCATTGTCGCAGGGGCGCGAACGATCTTCGTGCGGGTGGCCGGTGTGACGCCAAGCAATGTCACCGGCATCTTCAGCATCGTTCAGATCGCGCCGCCTCCACTGGTGTTGGACAATCAGTTCTTCATCATGCGGATCAAGCCCGAGGACATGATCCCGCAGCTCAGCCGAGATCTGGAGAGCCTCTCGCTTGAGTATGGCATTGCCGACCTTGCCGGCGAGAGCCGCGTCATTGCCGAGGAGGCAACGGACCTCGGCAGAGCAGCCATTACCGAAGTCGCCAAGGTCAAAGTCGATACCGAGGCTGCGATCGCACAACTCACGACAACGGTAGAGGCTCAATTTGAAGAGCTAGAGGTCAGTGTCGAGCAGCAGTTCACCGCGATTGCTACGATCACCGGTCAAGTCATCGGAGCCTATACGGTCACGGTCAACTCGGGGGGCTACTTCGGCGGTTTCCAACTCGTCGGCAAGGATGGCCCTGGCGGCTTCCAGAGCGAATTGAAAGTTGCGGTCGACAAGTTCCTTGTAGGCGCTCCTGGTTCCGGTTTTGGTGATACGGCGCCGTTCTCGATTGTGACCCGCAACGGCGTCGCGCTCGTTGGCATTCAAGGTGACCTGATCGCGGATGGTTCGATCCAGGCGAACCGGATCCATGTGGAAGGGGGGCTATCCGCCCTGAGCGTAACAACGGGTTATCTGGCGTCGTCTTTAAATGTCCCCTCAACGGGCGGCTTCATCCTCGACGGCCCGAGCCGGCGCATTGAGATCTGGGATGCCTCCTGATGGCGCGACGCATTGTCATGGGACAGATGACGAACGGCACCTACGACCTGCGCATCTCCCGCAGGGGCTACGATGCCATGACGGCCAACGTGAATGACCCCAAGCAGATATCATTCTCGGCGTTGCGCCAAGCGAGCGCGAAGGTGGCCTCGACGGGCGCGGTCAACTCCATGGGATCGTGGGTCAGCCTCGGGAAGACGTTCGCCAATCCGCCGCCGACGCTCGCCGTTTTGAGGCGAGGTGGGCGGATGTTCTTCAATTATTATATCTACTACGCGGGCAGAGGGGGCGAGTTTAACTGGTACTACAACCCCTATTGCCTGGTTCTGCAGGAAAATAGGTTGAGGATTTCCAAGACCGCTTTCGAGAACGTCACGCTCCCATCGAGTGATGGGATCGTCTGGTTTTTGCTGGAGAACTGATCTGTGGCGCGTCGTATCATTCTCGGCCAGCGCGGCGCCGATTATGGCCTCTGGGTTTCGAGAGCAGGCGTTGACGTTCAATCCGCATCGGGTTCGGACTTGCTCTTCGACATGTCGATGCGCCGGGGCATGGTGCTGGAGGAAGGCTCGGCCGTCGTGCCGAGCGGCGGCAAGACGCGTTCGATCAGCTTCGCCCGCACCTATCCTTCTATCCCCTTGGTCTTCTGCGGGCAGTTGCGAAGCTATCCCAGCCTGGCAACCGTGCGCACACAGGCGACCCGATCCGGCTTCACGCTCAGCAGCATTCAAGACACACTGACGGGTGACTGGTTTGCGGCGGGTGACACCGTGCAATGGTTCGCCGTCATGCAGACCGAAAGTTAAGTCATGGCGCGTCGTGTTGTCCTCGGCAACGTGGGCTCTGAATTCATCTTCCGTGTTTCGCGCCCCGGTTTCGATGCGGCGACGGCGGATCTCGATCAACTGATCTTTGACGCCGATGCGATCCAGGCTCGCGTGGCCGCGTCCGGTCTCACAACGGTCTCCGCGTCCGAATATCCCCTCAGCCCCGGCACGCGCACGATCACGCATGGGGTTGATAACCCGGGCCTCGCCATCGGTGTCGCGCAGTCGATGTACTCGAATGAGTTCGACCCTTCGAACGATGGCATGTGGGTGGGGCTTGATCGCGACCCGCAGCTGAGCGGCGGCAACGTGACCATCCGCCCTCTGAACTGGAACAATGACCTCAAGATCGGCTGGTGCACGCCCTGGATGCTGAATGCCGACCAAGGCGAGAAGAAATCCGGCAACGGCTGGCGCATCCGCTGGAACAGCACCAGCCTCTTCATAGATAATTTTCAGGCCTACGGCATCCGCGTCCGCTGGTCTATGTTGGAGTTCTGACATGCTTCTGTTTACCGATGTCGAAGGCCGCTATGTGGGGCACACCGATGCAGAGTATCCGGCGCCGGCCGAGATGCTCGAGCGGGTGCGGGCCAACCAAGAGGAAGGTCATGTGCTGGATGTCCCGCCCTTCGACACCCGGTTCTGGTATTTCCCCAAAGGCGTGCCGACGATCCGGCCTCAGCTCGACTACACGGTCACGGAGAAGCAGGAAGGCGACGACAAGGTGACGGTGATCTCGGGCATCCCGAAGGGGCTCGCCGTGCAAGTGCTCGGGCCCGAGGGCGGGCAAGTGGTCGAGGCCGATGCCGATGATCTGGAACTCGTCCTGCGCACGCCCGGGAGCTACTCCGTCACTTTCGATCCGTTCCCGCATCAGCCGGTCTCCATCCATCTCGCCGTGACGGAGGCCTGAGATGGCGCGTCTTGAGTTCGGCCCTTCCGTCGAGCAGCTCCGCGCCCTGGGTGAAGCTGCGATCGACAAGCACTTTGAGCCGGTGCGGCTGCGCATGGCGCTCTACAACCGCAAGGTCACGGAAGCCCGCAACCATCTCAAGGGCGAGACGTCTGCGATGCTCAACAAGGAAGCGCAGCGCCGGCACATCAAGGCGGATGAGATCGCCCGCCAGGTCGTGGCTCTCGCTGAAGCCGACGAGGCGACGGAAGACAACCGCACAGCCCTGAAACTGAAAGTCCGCAAGGCCCTGACCGCTGAGAAGATCCGCAAGATCCTCAGCCAGAACGGCATCGCGCTCTAAGCCCTCTCCACAATCCAAGCCCAACCCAATCGGCCAAGCCTCTTGGCCGGGAGCTATTCTATGGCCCTAGACCCCGCATACTTCTTCTACGCTGACGGCACGATCACCCTGACCAACGGCTCGGACATTGCCACGGGCGAGTTCACCGCCTGGGATCCGGCCGTGCTGCCCTTCGATTTCGTCTATCCGAACGACGGCACCGCGGGCATGTCCGTGATCAAGGAAGTCCTCGGCATGGAGGAGATCCGGCTTGCCAAGCCGTGGACGGGGCCGACCCTTACGAACGTTCCTTACTTCATGGTGCGCTGGACCCGGCACACCGATCCGCGCATCTATGGCGTCCGCCTGTCCGATTATCTGGCGCGGCTGAAGGGCATCCCCGAGAACCTTGAGGAACTTGCTCAGCAGATGGAGGAAGACGCGGCAGCGGTCGCTGCCGCTCTCCCGATCATCACGCAAGCCGCAGCTGATGTTGAGGCCGATCGTCAGGCCGTCGCTGGGGATCTCCAAGCGGCCATCTCGGTCAAGGAAGGAGCCGAGGCGGCGCTTGCGGCGGCGGAGGAGGTGCTCCAGCAGGTTGAAGAAGGGTCGGTAGCCGATGGCGCTATCACCGATGTCAAGGTCGCCGCAAATGCCGCCATTGACGCAAGCAAGCTGTCCTTTCTTCGGCAGGCCACTGGCGCGAAACGGATGGCGCTCGATGTCATCGTTGGGGCCGATACGGTTCATGCCCGCGAGTTTTTGAGCCTCAACGGTTCCGATGACACCGCTAACCTTCGAAATGCCTTTAACGCAGCCAAGAACAAGCGCCTGATCCTGCCGTCAGCGCTTATTAATGTGGCGAGCACTCCGGAGGCCCCGGCTATCGTTATTGATCCGCTGGTCAATTATCAGATTATTGGCGAGGGCGGCGGCTACCCGAACATGGGAACGATCCTCAGAGACAACGGCTCGGGTCGGCTGCTGTCTGCGGACAACACAAACGGCTCGGGCGGCGCGGGCCCTGCGGGCGATCAGTTACTCCATATCCAAGGCATCGGGTTTGAGGGGAACCGCTGGGCGCAGGAGGTCATCTATCTGAACTATATCACTCGGGCCAATCTTGACCGGATATGGGTGAGCGGGGCGGGCTACAGCGGCATTCGGATGCGGCGGTGCTTCAACTCGACGGTCAAGAACGTTTATGTGACCCGGTGCGGCCGGCACGGTATCTGGCTGGAAGAGCAGGCGAACAACGTCGTTATTGAGGATTGCCGCGCCATTGCCAATTCCCGAAACAGCGGGTTTGCGGGGATCAATATCACTGGATCGCTCACCCTCGAAAGTTATGGGCTCCAGATCGTCAGGACCGATTGCTCTTACAACGGAACCACATCGTGGGATAATCCCTCGGCACCTGTGGCCGAGGCTTACGGTATGATCGCGGTGTGGGTCGAAGGCTTAACCCTGAACGGCTTCTACTGCGAGCAGGCTCCCAACAAGCCCACGATTACCTATCAGGCGGCATACATCGCCAACAGCCGCGCCATTATAATGACTGGCGGGTTGATCCTAGATGGCGTTGTCCAGTTTGAGACCGGAGTCTGCAAGGATGTTTTTCTTGGCCCTAACATCTTTCTACGGCAGACCGCCAATACGGGGGTAACGGCAGGAACCAACGCAGGTGACAACTTCCGTTATATGAACCAGAGCCTTATTGGCGGGGCCACGCAAGTTATTTCCGGGGCCGGCGCCTCGTTGATTTGACCTAGCAGCTGGCGCGGACTACTGCACCGGCGCTAGTCGATAGTAAGTGCCATTAATCTGAATGGACTTGCTCTCGGCGGCCCGGGTCAGTTTTGCGTCATAAGCCGACGTAGCAAGCATGGCTGTTCCAAAGAATGATAACAACATCCCAATCATGAGAGTACCTAGAAGCAACAAGAAACGTTCATCACCTAGCTTCTTCAAATTCATGTCAAATCCCCAGATCGGTCTATTACTGGAATTACTGCTCTCTTACAGGTCGGTCAATCGCGCTGCCCATGCTATTCGCTAGCCCAACGATCCATACAATCACCATCATTAAGAGAGCAGGGTAGAAGTATCGCAACTCATGCGATTGCGACACCGGCATGAAGGTTGCGTAGTAAAGCATACTGATCCCCAATGGTATGGCGCAGCGGATCCCAAGCTCACGGCCACGCATGGCCCACAGAACAGCTACGATGAGCAGCGTTCCGAGGGACAGATAGAATGGGCGCAGGAGGAACGCCCCACTTTTGGCCATCCAATCATTGAACACGTCGGCAATGCGTTCATGTCGCGGACCAGGATGGAAGCCAAGAGCCTCCATCTGCGGCTTGAATATCGGCTCCCTCCATCGCCCGATCTCAGCGTTAGCTAGAGGAGCCTGTATTCCAAGAACTCGACCAGCAAAAATCAGATGAGTTTTGATAAACAGCCATGGTTCTTCGACCGCGAGAAGTTGGAAGTTCTGTAGGAATTGTTCTTTCTTCGCTGGGTTAATGCGAATGTGGTCGAGCAGGGGCCAGTAGTTGCTGCAGTAGATGTTATCTAAGCAGGGCGGCAAGCGCTTCTGACCCAGATTGCGCTCGAGATCCTGGACGAATGCTTCATGAATTGGGTTCCGCGCCTGTGGTGCCATATACACGTAACGCCAAGAAGGGCCGCTGACCCACAAACTTGTTGGCACCGCTCCGACAATCCGACCAAGCGCAAACGGCACGAGGAGGAGCAACAGGCAAGGCACCAGCCCGGCGTAGATTAGCCGCGTCCGTGTGCGCTTATATGCAGCTGCGAATGCGCAAAGCGCAGTAAGAAGGGCTATCGGAAGGGCGGGGAGCCGATAAGCGACGAGAACTACCAGCAAGCCACAGGCGTATGTCAGGAGGGCGACAGGGTTGCCTCGCCCCGACCAGAGACGGATCAGGACGATGGAGAGCCATAGAATGATTGTCGCAGCTGCAACGTCAAAGCTATGAAACACGGCGTAGATCAACTGGATGGGCGTGAACATCATCGCAGATGCTAGAAGGACGCCGATTGCGGCTGCGCGGTTGCGCTCTGGCCCTGTGATCTCAAGCACCAACCGTAAGATGCCGAACGTCAGTAAGAAACACTGAAGGAAGGCATACAAGCCAATCTCGCCTGTGATCTGGTGCAGCGGCCACATCAATAGATACGGACCGATAGGATTTGTGTCGTCAATCTGCTGACCAGCAAAGAGCGCAAATGCCCGGTTCCAGCGAAACACGGTATCCGTATAGACAACGCCCGGATACATTTGGAGGGTCTGTATTACAGTATAGATCAGAGAGAAAATAACAGGGTAGGTTCGCCCCGAAAGTGTACGGGCACCCCTAGCAAGAACAAAATCCATTTCTTGTTGTCTCTATTTCTGGGTCAGCAAGCGGCCGAATACCACGCGAACCAATACGCGGCTAGCCTCATACACACATCCACATCACGAGGACATCATGACCACCAAGACATTCGGGCGGGCGATCTCGCTGGAGTGAGACGCCCCAGCCGGGGTCAGTAGATCGGGTTGATTGCTGGGGCGGCGGTTCACCATTGGCGCCTCGCCAATCTTCGCGGTCGACAACTCGAGCGAAGGCGCCAACTGCTCCGACGTTGACCTCCGCGAGTACAACGGCGTTACGCTGTTCACCTACATGATTGGCGATCAGAAGACGTGGTGGAACGTCAGGACCGCGGTCTATATTGGAACGATGGCCCAGTTTTTCGCAGAGGCCTATCCGGCTTGAGAATGAGCGGGCCGCGGAGCCAGGCGGAATAGCCGGCGCCAGGGCTCCTGCGGGAACTCCACATAACGGAAGGTGACGGCCGAAATGATCAAGAAGGGAATCCAGAAATTGAGGTTGTTCCGCACGTCTAGCGGGTTCGCCATCATCTCCGGCCCGCGGAAAAACGCGTGCCATACATAGAGGGAGAAGCACATGGCCCCGATGAGTGTCAGTGGCCAGGTGCCGAGAACGCGGGACGTCAGGGATCCGAACCGAAGGGCGCCAACCAACATCAGGCCGAAGCTGATTTGAGCGGCATTGTTCACTAGAGCGATCGACCAGCTCGGAAGTACCTTGTAGGTCGCTAGATCAGCGAAGAAGGCTGTCACGATGAACAGGGACAGACCCATTGCCCCAGCGTGTTTGGGAGCATTCGCAAGACGTCCGGTGACATACAGATGGGCGAGCCAAGCCCCAATCATGAAGTCATCAATGCGGCCAAGCACCGAGTCCTTCAATGGCCGGACATGGAAGTTGATGAACTCGATCTGGGAACCAACAACGCGCACACAGAGGCTGATAAATAAGACCACGACTACAGTCCGCGCCCATCCCCACCGAGTGGCGGCAAGGATGAGCAGTGGCAAAGCGAGGCTTGCCCAGACCTCAACCATCAGCGACCAAGCGACCGGGAAGACTGTCGGGAAGAACTCGTCATCCGTGAACATGCTGAGCGTGCTGATCGTCAGTAGGAAGGAGCGCAGCTCAGGGCCATTTTTTTGCAGGGCGTAGAGAAAGCCTCCTGCTGCACCGAGGAGCATAAGGGGCAAAAGCCGGCGCAATCGGCGTGCTGCGAACTCTTGGTAGCCAGCGAGAGATCTGAAGTCTCTGCGGCCTTCGCAGAAGGGTAGCGCCAAAACAAAGCCCGAGAGGTTGAAGAATAGTCCGACGCCAAGCCAGCCGTTGCCGATAATGTAGGGGCGGGAGAACCACCCTGTTCCTATCATCGCCTGCATGGCTACGTACGCATAGCAGTGCTGGTATAGCACCATCAGGATAGCAATACCCCGCAGGCCGTCGATTGGGTCAAGTCTCTTCTGCATGGCTAGCGTGTAACATTCTTCGCCATCGACCACTAGCCGCCTCCGGGTGGCTTTTTGACATCCCCATCACGACATCATGACCACCGAGACGGGGGCTTAGCCTTCAGTGTCGGCGGGGTTGGGCTTGCGGATAACTACAAGCCGCTTCTTAGGCGGGGCAGATTAGGACCGGTTTCCCGCCGCGGCTGCAGGCGATCTTCGACGCGGCCGAACACCTTTCATCGGATGATGAGTTCTGGCCGAGCCTCGTGGCTGCTGCAGAACTGGCTTATGGGCCGGACCGTGCTGCAGAGATCCTGGCGTCGACTGCCTAACAACAAGAGGTCGGGATCAGCTCGCAAGCTTGGTGAGCAGGCTTATGGAGCGGGCGGCCAAATTGTCTCGGCGACTCGCCCCAACCTGATGGCGATCTCCTACGACAACCAACCAATTGCAGCCTGCGTCAAGCTTGTTGGGATGAAGATCGAAACTGCAATGACGAACAGAAGCATCTCCGTCAATAGGACGGTTCGGTTAGACAGAGCCAGAAAGAAGATCGCTGCTGCCAATTGATTGAAGTTGAAATCAAAATGAGACTGTAGCGACAAGAGCAGGTAAGCAGATATAGAGAACGCGGCCCCGCGGCCAAGCCGAAGAAGAAAGGGCAAGAGAGACTTGGCTGCAGTAAGAAAGGCTTCGGCGTCACTATCGATATGAGCGTTCATAATTGGGTCCACAATTTTGGAACGCCTTCGGTATGCGAGGCACACAGTCTCATCAATCTGTCATCTCTCAGGACTGTTTACTTACTGCGAGCCTGATGAATTTGTGCAACACCAGAGCAACCCTAAATGCAGACGAGTAAGTTCATTCTGCGATGACGGCTGGATCAGCTCGCAAGGTTGCCCGGCCCTTCTCATGCCAGCGGATGAAGAGTTCTGTCCGGATTTCGTGTTAGCGGCAGAGCACGCCTATGGCGCCGAACGGGCAGCTGAGATCCTAGCCCCGACTGTCTGACACACCCACATCACGAGGACATCATGACCACCGAGACATTCGGGCGGGCGCTCTCGCTCGTCGTCGATTATGACGTTGCGCTTGAGATCGCCTCCCATGAGGCCATCGTCCGCCAGGCCTACAAGGACAGCGTAGGCAAGTGGACTTGGAGCGCGGGCCTCACCTCGGCCACAGGCCACGACGTCGAGCGGTATATCGGCAAGCCTCAGACCCTGGAGAAGTGCCTGGCCGTCTATGCCTGGGCGCTTGAAAACTATGCCGAGGAAGTCAGGAAAGCCTTCGCCGGGTACAGCCTGACCAAGGCACAGTTCGCGGGGGCTCTTTCGTTCCACTGGAACACCGGGGCTATCAAGCGGGCCTCTTGGGTCAAGCTCTGGAAGGCAGGAGACATCGCAGGCGCCCGCAAGGCCTTCATGGAGTGGAACAAGCCCGCCGAGATCATCCCGCGCCGGCAGAAGGAGTGTGACCTCTTCTTCAATTGCAAGTGGTCCAATGACGGGACCATGATCGAATACACCCGCTTGACCTCCAAGAGCACTCCGGTCTGGTCAAGCGCCAAGCGCATCAACGTAGAGAAAGAACTGCGGGCCGCATTCGCTTTGCCCCCGGCTTCTGACGTTGAGCCTGCCCCCGCTCCCGTTCCTGCCCCGCCACCTCCCGACATTGAACCTGCCCCGGTTCCCGTCTCCCAGCCCGCTCAACCGAGCGGGTTTTTTAGTGCCCTCGCTGACCTTCTGAAAAGGATCTTCGCATGAACCCGCTGCTCATTCCCATCGTCGGCTTTCTCGCCAACAAGGTCTTGGACAGGCTCATTGCCTCTCCTCAGACCACCGTCACATCGGCCGAGGCTCCTGCTGTCCGCCAGGAGGTGGCGAATGCGGTCACCCCGGTTATTGAGCACCTGACCAACAACGAGCCCTGGTATCAGAGCCGCGTGACCTGGGGCGCCGTCTTCGCCATCGTCGGCGGCATCGCCACAATCGGCACAGCGGCCGCAAATGGCGAGACTAACGCAGAGGTCTATACGGCCGCCGGCATGAGCATCCTCGGCGGTCTCGGCACACTCTACGGACGCTGGGCTGCCCGGAAGCCTCTGGGGTCCGTCTAATGGGCTCTGCCGCCAGTCTACAAGACACAGCTCTGACCCTCGGCGGTCTGCTCTTCCTACTCGGAGGTCTCTACACCGTCCTCAAAGCCCGCGACTGGCTTGACGCCAAGATCAAGAGTGAGGCTGAGGAGGCCTGCCGTGAGGCAAGGAACGCCATGGCGGCAGCCAATGCCGCTCATGAGAAGATCGCCCTCCTGCAAGCTGCCCTTACCGCCTACCGGGAGACGCAGGCTGAGCGGCTTGTCTCGAGGGAGGTCCTGCGGGAGGTGGAAGACCGGCTGACAGGGGCAATTGATCGGCTTGGCGATCGCTTCGACGGACTTTTGCGGGAGGTCATCAAGCAGCGGCGCGGGGAGTAGTGGCAACGATCAACCCCGCCTTCCTGAGCCACTTATCGAACCCAGGCCGCTTGTTCACGCTTTAGCCCTTGTAGGATCCTACAGGGTGCTTCCTCCTGCCACGTGCGCTAAAGTTTCCTAAAAGAGATTTTATTCCAGGGGGCAGCGCAGTGAATCACAAACGACCACAAGATAGACCAATTCCTTCGTGGCTGGCCCTACTGCTGATGTTCTTTGCCGTGCTGGTGATTGGTGGCGCCCTAAGTCTACTGCCATAAGCGATGGGTCGAGAAGATGCTTGGGAGGGTGCTGGATCGGACGTCTGCACCTCGGGCTAGGTGCGGAAAGTAGAACGTCATTTTCCTGTCACGGTTCACGGCCAAGGTCCGCGCCATTCCGGTAGAGTAACAGAATATCACGAAGCTATTTCGAGTCTCACGTAGATATTTCAGTGGCCCCGCTGGCTCACGCTAGCGGGGCTATTTGCTTTTGAAGCTGGTCCCGTGCGTCTTCGAATATAGTTCCACCACGTTCAGCATGACCTTGATGCTGCGGCTCCCGCATTTCGAGCAGCGGAGCTTCAAGCTCATGTCGGGGATCGGAGTCTGATCCGGCCTGCCATCGAGAGGCACAACGGCATCATGATCGCACCCGGTCGCCTGGCAGAATGCGGAGACTGTGCTCAT